AATGCAAGGTTCATTTTTTTAAGTCCTTTTTCTACTCGTTTCTCATCCATATATGCATTAAACTTAAACCCATTATCTTCCACCAATGTATCATCGTTATCCATTACTATCTTCTTACCTTGTTTTTTTAATATCCTTGCTAATTCTAATAACTGCTTAGCGATTGGCCTGTGGAATACAACTATTTCAGCATCAAGCGCAGCCTTAGATTTATTTTCTGGCGTTGCTTGTTTAAGCATAAAAGTTGTTCTATCCCCGTTCCAGCCATTTGCTTGTAATGGGAATAAACACCTTACATTGTAGCATCCGTTTAACCCGGTATTTACAAAATATACTTTCATAATGTTTTATTTTCTAATAATTCTAATTCTTTTCTCTTTTGAGCTATCTTTAGCTTTCTAAGTTCTTCCAGTTCTACTAATTTTTGTTTTGCCGCTTCAATTTGTTCCAATACAGACAATCCATCGTCTTTTGGTATTTCATTCGTTACAGGAGCTTGTGGTGGCTGTGGTGGTGGAATATAATCAGGTTCTTTTGGCACAATAATCCTCTTTGTCTTTGGATCTATAATATTCCCGTCAATATCCATTCTTTCAGATGTTTTTATTGGATTAGGCGATATTATTACTTTTGCTTTTTTTTCCATAATTGTTTGCAAATTTATGGTGGTCATCTCAATTTGCAATGATTTCCACCATAAACAATTACTCTTTAATTGCTAGTTCTCAGTCCAAACTGTTACTCCTGATGTGTCTCTGTTTTCTACTACTCCGTAAAGTAAATCTGCGGTTGTAATAGTTGAAAGATACTCAGGGATGTAATTAGATTGAACTCTTACTCCATACTTTCCAGTCATTGAGCTTCCTGATAGAGAACCACCTGTTCCTAGAGGAGATGTAGCCCAATGTAAAGCGTCTTTATGAGCTAAACAGTTAGCTCTACCGACTGTTCCAGAAATCTGTTGCACATTTGTGGAAACATAAACTGGAATACCGTATAAAGAAGCTTTTGGAGTCTTAGCAGTAGGATCGTTTACTGGAGAATTGACAGCTAAACTGAATTTGTCTAAATCTTGGACTTGCATCCAAAATACATTTGGATGCATAAACCAAGCTACATCTTCAGTTGTGTCAATGTCTACTCCTTCAAGAGTAGCGATAGCTGAACGAATTATACTATCAGCTAAAGCTGAAGTTGAAGCGCCTACTGTTGTACTGAAGTTATCAAATAGAGATGCAAGAGCTACTTCTAACTTTTTAGCAACTGTATAGCCACAGTTCTTAGCATACTTCTCTTGGATGTAGTAAGAATGTTTGACTTGAGCTGCTTCTCTATCCTCAATAGCGAAAGATGCTTCATACCACTGGTCTACAGACAAAGTAATCTTTGTTTCTGTAGGATAGTTCAAAGTTACAGCTGTTGCGTTTGCCTTCTCAGTAGCTGCAAACTCTGTCATTCCTGGAGTATAAAGATCAGCACCACCACTTGCTAATTCTGAACTTCTATCAATGAAAAATTCAGCAATTATCAACTTTGACCTGTAAAAGTCGTTGATTCTTTCTCCCCAAACCTTCAAATTTGTTAATCCTCTAATGAGGTGATAGGTCATTTCTGCCTATCTCTGCACCTTTATTTATTCGTGCAGTTCGGACTGTCGCTTCCCCTTTCGGGGTCTTTTCACTCAGTCTCTGCAAGTCCTCGTTTGTTAAGAAATTTCACTTTGTGATATATTTCAGTCCTTTTACGGTCTGTTTCTATATCGTGTGAATATCCTGACCTTCCTATTTTAATTTTTGAGAATTCTTTTAGAAGTTCGGCTTGTTTTTTCTTAACAATTAAATATGGTAGTAGTTTATCTATTATTGGAATAACTCGTTTCATTCCTCTAAATTCTAATGCACTACTATCAGCAACATTATATTTAGAAGATTTACGAAACTCTAAATTTCCATAACCAATAAATTCTTTAATGGCTTTAAGTACTTCATCATTTTTACAAACCTGAGCTATTTTAAGCACTGGTGTATAATAATAACCTTGAGTACATACTTTAGAAGTTTTCTTTATAATTCCAAAGTATCCTTCGCCATCTACGAATCCAGCTATGTATTGTTTTGATATATTCATACATAGTTAGTGTACCATATCTATATCTTTTTACAAGGTTCTTGGGGGTTACCCTGTCGGGCTTTCCCCATTGATTAGAAAAGATTTTATATCCCCAAAATTCTAGGGATAAAAGCATCAAGGGTGGTTAAGCTTTCCGTATATGTTGGAAATGCCATTTACTATTTGCCCAAAGCTTCCTTAAAAACTTTTTCGTGTTGCTCACGAGTCAGTCCTGACTTAATCTCGCTTTCTTCTTTAGATTCGCCAGAACCTTTTGAAGCGCCAAGCTTAGCTTTCTCCTTCTTCTCTTTTTCCTTCAAGTCTGCTTGAAAGATAATAAAAAGAGGATCTTTAATTGCTTCAGTCAAAGGAACTTCCTTGCCTTTAGCAATCACTTTAGCCTGATCTATCTCTTCATCAGATAACCCACGAGCAATCAACTTAAGCTCTTCCGAAAGTTGTGGGTCGTTAGGTTTATTATCTTGAGGTTTAGCTTTGAGGGTTTTTAATTCCTCTTCTGCTTTTTTAGCTCTTACAGTAAGATCTGATTTTGCTTTTAAAGCATCATCAAGCTTACTTTTAAGAGCTACAGCTTCCTCATTGCTGTCGTCAGAGGTATCATCCTCTTCCTCGGAGATATTGGTATCTTCCTCAACCTCTGCATTTGTGTCTGCAGCGACATCTGTGGTTTCTTCATCCATAGATTTTGTGTGGTTTATGCCTCTCACACTGGCGTTAGCCGGTATATGGAGAGCCGGTGTCCTAGTGGCTAATTACCACTTTACAACTCCTTGTAAGGAGCTGTGAAGTATTAACTATTTGGAGAACCATTAACAGGAACTCCTCCTTGTCGTCCGTGCGGTGGTCCATTAACAGGGATATTTCCTTGTCGCCTTCTAATTGGAGTTTCTTCTATAATAAAAATACCCAACTCTTGAGCTTCAGGAACTGATTCCTTACTCTCAATCTTTTCAACTTTTGGAGCTACTTTTTTTACTAGCTTTTTCTTCTTAACAACTTTTTTTGTTGGTGTCTTCTTTTTTGCCATATTATCTTGCTTCGTTAATTGATTCTTTCTTTTCGGCCTTTTTATTAAATAAAACCTCTAAATTATCAAATGCTTTGTCTATCACCTCTTTTGCATCGGCTATCGCACTTACATCCTCCCTGTCAAACACTCTCTTAACCGCTTCTTTCTCTAAATAATCTATTAGATAGTTATAGACATTCTCTTTGGTATCTTTGTCGTTATAAAATGATAATAAACTTTTCATACATTTGCGGGTTGTAGCCCGTATCTAGCTCCTAATGATGGTTTCTTTGCCTTTGGCTTTCCTTTTGGCTGTCTTTCTGGTTGTTGCATTTCTTTATTCTGCTCATTTATAGCTGAAGTAATCTGTACTGGACTTATTCCAGCCCCCGAAAGCTCTATAATCTTTGCTAATAATTGAGAAGCAACTGGGTCTTGCGATATACCTTGATTACTTGCATAAACTGTTAATATATTGCTCAAGCTTTCCAATGTCGCTGCCTTATTTCTCTGTTCTCCTGTGATATTAACCGTTACTTTGGCTTTAAGGTTCTTATAGAAGTTCTTTGGTATTTCTATAAACCTTTGTCCCTTGGTCTGCTTAATAAACTCATCTGCTACCATTAACCACTTATCATAATCCTCTCTGGTCAATATCTTGCCCGATAGAAAGAACTCCACTGCTTTTTTACCTGCTTGTTTTATAGAAAACTTTTTGTCTATTTCTTTCAATTCTTCTGGTGAGAACTCATAAGCTAAGATATGCTCTCTGTTTAATTTACTTGCCAAATGAGGCATTACCCAGTCCTCTATAATTTCAGTAATAAAAATACCCAACTCTTGCTGTAGGGTTTTAAATACACTTGAAGATTGCTGTAATACGGTTGCTTGGAGTCTAAATGGAGTTCCAGATGGCGGAGTTTCTCCTCTTTGCGCTGCGTAAGCACTTGTAGTCTTTTCTAACTGATCATACCATTGAATAATTAAGTTTTGGTATTGCGTTAATCCACCGCTTGGTAGAAGATTAAGAACTTCAATAGGCTTTCCATCTTCATGTTCAAGTACTGTTCCATCATCAGTTTCATTTAAGAGATTCCTACCCTTTAACTTCTTAGATGCTGATTGCGCTATAACCTTTGTGGTATATTCCATCGCTCTGTGCTGCTTCAATATAGAGTCATTAGTCCATACCTGGGCTTCTTCTCCTTCTTCCATAACTCCTACGCCAAATGATCTGCCTGCTTTAGGCTTACGAGCTAAATACTTATAAACTCTTTCTGTATCATCTTCCCAATAAAGAGGAACTGTGGCTGTAAACTTTTCCTCACTACCTTCTTCGGTTGGCAGTCCAGCGACATAATAAAGCTGGTAAGAGAATGTAATCT